GAGAAATTAAGCCGTGAAGGGGTCGTAGATTGGCTACCAGAGGCTACAAAAAGTCGTTCTTTGTACATTGTTGCGGAAATCCCACGAGCCATTGCAGCAACTGCGGTAAATCCACCTACAGGGTCCCAACTCCCACCAGGATTAGCCGAGTTTGGAGTAGCAATGATCCAAAGTTTGTTCTGATACTGAACTACAGCCTGTGTATCAATATTTGTCGCAATTGTATAGAGGTGAGCACCCGAAGTTACGTCAAAAACTCGAAGATTCTTAGCAACATCAATGATTACAAAATAAACTGACCCTGCTGTAGTCGTGTATGTACCAAGAACATTGCTTCCAAGGCCAGGAGGGGAAGGCATTGTTTGCAAAGATGGACGACTCACCAACGAGCCATCCAAATCAATGTCGAAATTGATTAATTCTTGGCACTCATTGTCGGCAATCTGAGTAGGCTCAGAATATGTGTTAATGCCGCCAACAAATGGGCCAATAAGTACGGGCGATCCTGGCATTAGTACATCCAGTCGTCATCATCATACAAAGTGGTCACTGTAGGGTAATACGCTCGCTGTGATTCTTGTTCATCGGCCTGTCGATCAAGGCCCTGTTGAAATTGGCTAAGTTTGAATTGTGAGTTTTGTGAATCTTCATCTAGTTCATAAGCCTGAGACATGACGTATTGACATAGAGCATTGAAAAATTGATCAGGAACAGTCAGAAGGTCAGTCATTGCAGTAATTTGAGCCGGGTTTTTTAGATAAAACACAGTCAGACCACTTGGATAGTCATTATCAGGTGCAGGATAGACATAAATACTACCTGCCCAATCATACCAAAGTACCGGAGTACCACGAGCCTGATTCTTTGTGTCTTGAGAAATAATGTACTGCTCAGCCTCTTGAAATGTCTTATGTTCGACAGGCGTACCATTTACCCAAATTGACTGAATCTGTAGAATATCAAGAGCCGAAGGATCGTATGTTGTAACACCCGACAAAAGGTTAATACTAGCAGTAGCCTTAATTGCAGGGTTCTGTAGAATAATCTCCCGCTGGCCCATGTTAATCCAGGTAAGCACGTCAGAACTTGTGACCTGGACTGCTGCTTCATCACCAAAGATACGCGAGACGTAGTTGTATACATCTTGCGCTTTCTTTGTAATCGGTGCCAGAGCCATTATTCAAACTTTCTGCCGTTATGCTTGACAGTCCTATTCTGATGAATAGCCCAGGTAGTAAACTCTGCGTCAGCGGCTTCCTGGTCCATTTTTTCACGCAGTTTCATGGCCCGCTTAGCGGCTTCTTCAGCCTCAATCTCATCAATATTAGCGTTACGAGCCTCGAAAAGAGCCTGAATGATTCGATGGTCTAGTTGATCCTCACGAATCCACATAACTGTGTAAGGCTCATAACTCGGATGGAATTGAACGATCCGATATGGCTCATAGTCAATGCCAAAAGCACTACGTTCAGCAGGAGGAATCCACTGTAGTTCTAGAGTGTCGTCGAAATCCTTGATAACTTCAGCAATACGAGCAGCATTGGCTGAAAGTTCAATGCCTGCACCAGTAATAATAGGAGTGCTCATGGGGCCAGATGCAGGGAATGCACCGGTAATACCATCCTGGAACATAAAGGGGAATGTCTGGGTAGTATCAGCAAGATTAACAAGATCAAAAGGTGTCTTAGCAGCAGCAAGTGAACAGACAGCAGTATGAAATACTGCACCAGCATAGTACAGCCCCGGAGCCAAAGTTAGAGCAGCAGCCATAGTTTTAATACCGGTAGTAGTAGAAGCAACCTCACCGGATTCTGCGTATTTAACTGCATAATCCATTAAACCAGTTGTAGGATTAGCACCCCAAAGACCAAACCTAACAGTGGCTCCTGCGGTACCTGCGGCAGAAACACGTACACCTAAAGTGCTAATCTTGGTCTGACTTTGAATATAAAAAGGACCAAAACAACCTCGGTTAAGAGAAGCACTTACACCTGAACCAGTAGGGTTAGTAAGAGGTACGTTATTTCCGTTACCTACCGCGTTAAGAAGTGTTTTCTGTGCACCAATTGCAACAGTACCATTTAAGACACCTTCGTAGAATCGCAGACGTAGATCGTCAATTTGTCCCACGGTAACTCCTAGCATCTGCTTAAGGAATGCATATTCTGCATCCGCTATGGTTCTACTTGGCATTACTGCTCCTAAACAATCGCGGGGAAGAACGGCGCATTAGGCGAATTAGCCTTCCCTAAATCATACTCATTCAGGTATACTTGTACTTCTCGAATTTGTGCAACCTGCGGGCCACCTAAGAACATATCTCCACCAGGGTTACTTGATCCTGGCTGTGAGATTACTGCATCAGGAGCAGTACCACCAGTAAGGTTATTAGTTCTAGTTAGTTGTGAAGGTAGAGTAGCAGTCAAAGCAATTCCACCGGCCAATGTAGTTCCTTGCACTGTTACCCAAATTGAACCACCAGTAGCAGCCTGTAGAGCCGCAAGAACCTGAGCAGGTGTAGCGTTTCTCTGAATTGCCGCTGTAGTGTTACCATTGAAGGTAAGTGTAAATGTACCGCCTGTCGGATTACCAGTGATTTGTAGGAATTGCCGGTTCCAACATTCAGGAGTAGGACGACCACCATAAGTAGTTTTACGGCATACAATCCTAAGTCCATCTGCCTCAAGAGCAGGATCAAATCTTGTCGGGAATTGGGTCTGGAAGTCGTACCAATTGTCTACGTAGCAACCGCCAGCATCATTAGTAGAAGTCCAAAGTACCTGGTTAGTTGCAGGATCAAAAGTCCATGTGGCAATAGTTTGCCATACGCCAGGAGTAAATACACCGAGAGCCTGAACATCAAAATCTGTCATAGTGGAAATAGCATTAGTAGGGTAAGGACACGTGGGTACAACTTTGTTGAAGCGTGTCTTTTTAGCCCAGTTAATTTGCCAAGTGACTGACCCGCTAGTTGCTACCCAATCATCCCAATAAGTATCACGAGGGAAAGGCTGAGGCCCTAATGCATCTAGAATTGTGTCACCAGCCTTATAGGCTGTAGACGAATTCTGAGTAGCCGTGATAGTTGCGTAAGTACCTTTAACAGTCTCAACACCGTAATTAACAGCAACAGGTGTAATAGTTACGCCAGAAGGGGCTCGATAGTATGTAGGAAGTCCAGTGATTAAATCAGTGAATGTGCCACCAGATACATTCAAAGTAGTAAGTGTACCCCAGCAATCACTCTTAGTAATAGTAGCAGCACCAGTTACTGCAAAAGTAATTAAGCCAGAATGTCCTCCACCAGACTGAACAATAACTCTAGAAGTTCCATCAGAGCCGGTAAAACGAGAACCAATATATAGATCGTTTTCAGAACCAAAATCAAGTTTAGTTGAAAAGTTTCGGCCCCATAGTTCTTCAGCCCAAACTCGCATAAGTGGACCAAGTGGTGTAACTTGTCCCGGACTATATTCACGCATAACCCAGAATGACGGGAAACCCCAGAATCCGTGAGAGTTATCGTAGAACAGAGAAGTATTTTCTTTTGGAATTAGATACTGCTCATGAACATGAAGGTCTAGCATAACTAGTCTAGCCTGAACATGAGGCATAAATGCACCAGATGCTACAGCATATGTAGAACCAAACTCAGTATTCCAACGAGGCTTACTACCTTGACCATTAGCATTAAGAACTGCTACCCAACGATCAAAAATAGCCCTATTAGCAGAAAGGTTACCGCCAGGATTATCATAGTTATGGAAAGAAATTCCATCCAAGTTCGCTCCGACAAGAGGGAGGATACCATTAATCCAGTTTAGACTTGGGCCACCTGCATCAATAGCATCGCCACAAATACTAAGGGTGCCTGGTCCGATAACTTTAGCATTTGCATGGGCAGCATGAACTACAGCCGCAAAAGCATTCTGCTGTGTAGCGTAGGTAGCAACACTCAGGCCAACATTAGGTTCATTCATTCCTTCAAAGAAGACTTGTCCTCCTGCTGCGGCAACAGCCTGTTGTACGACAGAAGTTAGATTAGCAGATTGTCCAGCATAGCCATTAGGATGGGCGACCATCGGCTTAAAAGGTCTAGCAGAATCAGTAGTTCTATTGCTTAACTCATACGTAATACTGCTTGCCATATTAGCGGCTGTAGGACTGAGGGTCGTTAAATCATCAATCTTGTGTCGTCCCGGCCCTAGCCCGAAGAATCCGCGAGCAGGATAATGCTGACCAAAGTCGTTAGTTTCTACTGTATAAGCAATTGCTGGGTTGCTGGGTCGCGCAAGAAGCGGAGAAGAAGACCTAACAACGCAAAAACAAAGTTCTCCGCCAGAGAAAAACCAAGGAACACCAAAATCAGCCGCTCGAATAAGGTACATTTTGTACCAACCGAGTGGAAGTGCAGGAAGTGTAACAATTCTACTGCCAGGTATAACAGTATTGGCGACTACAATATTACCATTGTAATCACGAACTTCATAAAATGCGGCAGCAGTTCCTGAGATTGTAAATGTTAATGCTTCACCAGGAAAAAAGGCATTAAGAAATTTACCACTATCGGCAGCCGAGTGGTTTCCGGAAATACCAGCGGGATCAGTCATTATGCGAAAGTAAAGTAGATACCAACAGTGCCGTCTCCACCTACAGCAGGTGAAGGTGTACCAGGGTACGCACCGCTAATTCCATCCTGGTAGTAATATTCAGCCATCTGACTTGGGTTACCACCTTGGAATTGAATACCTGTGTCAATTGAAGTAAGACCTGCTAGTGCAACCTGACACACAAATGAACACCAGTAATAGCCTTCTGGAAGTGGACCAACAGAAGCAACATAATCCTTCATACCAGTGGTAGTTGAAGAAATGGCTCCTGACTCAAAAACTTTCTGAGTCCAGTCTGGAAAACCAGTAACAGGATTACTTTTCCACATAGCAAAACGAATTACGCCACCAGCAGTAGCAGCATTCGCTACATTCATGCTGAACTTGCTAAAGTTCATAGGCGCTCGGTCTTGCCGAGCCAGGTAAATAGGGCAGAACAGAGCACGGTTAACCTGGAATGGTGTAGCAGCACCACCAGGTTTACCCATTAAAACCTGAGAACCTGTTCCAATACCAATTGCGAATAACTTAGCAGGATCGAGTGGGTGAACATGGTCACCACGAGAAGCAGTAAGAGCCGTCCCAGCAGTTCCAGAAGCAGTAGGCTTTTGAGGGGTAAGAGTTTCTAGAGCAGCAGCGTTAACAAGTTTAAGGAATGTAGCCTCTAGATAAGACCATTTGGCTAGTTTAGAAGTTGGCGTAGTGGTAAGAGAGATACCACCGTCACCTGTATCTGTGGCGACAATTCCACCGCCTGCTACGGTAGAAATACTTGTAGCAAGAGGCTTTCCAACCTCTTTACGAATGTTTGTATCTAGCCCATTAATTGTTCGAGTTAAGGCATATCGCTGTTTTAGATCGTCCAACGAATATGTAAGATCGTCAACAGCCCAACCAAGTAAGTTGAGATAAAATTGACGTTCAACAATAGCCGGGTCCGGTGCTGGCATTTCTTCTCCTAGATACCAAAAGGTGGACCGGGCCTAAATGACCCGGCCCACCTTTTAAGGCTAGTTGGCTTAGCCCTCAGTGATATCCTTGATAACACCCTGGGAGTTACGACGGTGGCAACCAAGTTCTGAATACTGGTAGAGGAATGCCTCATAAGCATCGAACCCAATAACCCGCTGCCACATGTTGCCGTCCATGTCCGCGAAGGACCAATCTTCCTCACGGAAGAGAGTAAACTCATCCTCGTTTAGGAAGTAGAGAGTGTTCGGGGGAGCGTCAACATCAGTGAAGAACGGAATATCACCGTTGTCAGTAGTGAATGAAA